CGCTTCTTTTTGCCACTCTTGTCTCCTTTGTATCCTGCCGCATAGATGGCTCGTCCTTGACGCTCGGCTGCTGCCTTCGTTTTATAGACTTTGCCAGATGATCCCCATCTGTAGCCACCTTTTACTTTTCTGACTGGCATCAATCTTCTAGCCTCATCATAGACAAAACATCAGAAACTTTCTCGCTGCTAGAGGCACCAAACATTTCTAAATAATTACTAACATCAGCGTCATCCAAATTGTAATTATTTTTCAACTCTGATGCCATATCAGCAATCTCTGATGCCTTCAAGCTGTCCCAATAATCTGAACTGCCCATATCGCCAAAAGCCTCTGCATCAAAAATGTCTGCAGCAGCATCATCAACAATGCTTTGTTTTGGCATCAGCCCTGAAGGGTCTGGCCCAAGCCTTTGGATGATATCATCTTTAACACTTTCAGAAACATCTTTGAACAATTTTGTGTTCCTGAAACTTGTCAAATCAGAGAGTTTAGGAGGGACACTCATCTCATATTTTTTGCTCAAACTTTCGTAAGTGACAGGGTCATTTGAAGGAGCAACTGCGAATGTTCCCTCTGAACCTTCTTTGTTCGCTCTGTAAATTTGACCGAAATCATCGAAAAGATTTTTTACAATTTTTGAAAACGCACCCATGACATCAATACTCCATCTTTGGGCCACCATGGCCAAGCATTTCGTCCATGATTGAGCGCATGTCGCCGCCTTTGACTTTGATGACTTTGACTTTCATGCCGTCACTGTCCATCTCTTCCATGTCATCGTCCTCAGACTCTGCGCCAATGCCATATTCCATTTGATGACAAAGCAACAAAAAGTTTACGAGCTGATCGTCTGAGAGCTCCAAGCCTTCGGAGTCATGCGCAAAGCCCATCTTTTCCATGAACAGCTCTGCATTTTCTTCCATATTGTCTACATTTACTTCAGCCATTTTAACTCTCCTTTTTAATTTTACCTGCGGCATAAACCACAGGATGAATGATCTTGCACCAGATGTTTCCTACGATGCTGTCTTTGGCTCTGCCTTTTGTCAGAACATGCTTGAGATGTTGAGTGCGTTCTTTGGCCAGATATGCCCCCAACTTTGTCATTGAGTTGCTTTTGCGCATCCCTTTGACATATGGCTTGAATAGCCAATGATAGCCGATCTCATGAAACTTTGTGAGGTGCTTTTTCTGATAAACATCCCAGACCTTCATTGCTTTGGCCCAGTCGTCAAGTTGCGTCTGACGATACATCTCAGTGCAAACAATCTTGCCGCCACCACCAGAATCATTGTCGGAGTCATCATTGCTTGGTGGCTCTGGTGGTCCATATGCTGCTTCTTGGTAAGCATCTTCCATTGCAGCAGTTTCTTGTGCAACAGTCGCGCTGTCAAAACCACCATACTGATTGCCTGATGGCCTATCGTCGTCATCAGAGCTTGCATCAGTCGTAGTTATGTTTGAGCTGGCGACCTCAAATGTCCCTTCTGGCCTTGGGTTGGATGAAGCATTTTCCATGCCGCTAGTGAAAGCGTCCATGATTCCTTGGCTAGTTATGTCGCCTGTTGAAGTTGAAACTTCTGGCTCTGGGTCTGATCCAAAAACACCGCTGAAGAAGTCGCCAACATCTGAGAAGAAGTTGCCTGTTGATTCAGTCGTTGTTGAAGTTTCTTCTTCGCTAGGTAGTGCACCAAAGTTCGTGAATGTCCCGCCAGAAGTTACAGGGACACTTGCACCTGTCGCTGGGTCTATTGATGTTACGGCATTGCCTTGGCTGTCTGTCACGACTGACCCGCCAGTGTATGCTGAGCCTCCTGACTCTTGCTGCTGATTGATGTAATCAAGCATCTGCTGATTGGCTGTTGCCTTGTTGTCTTCAATCTCTTGGAAGGCTTGTGCTCCTGGAGAGTTAGGGTCAGCGAATGCTGCGACTTCTGTAGCGGAGATTGTGCCATCATTGTTGAGGTCTGCTTGAGGTGGCATCATGTCGGTGTTGCCTGAAACAACAGTTCCGAACCCGAACAATCCAGGGCTCAGGCCGATGGGTGTGTTGGTTCCTGGAAGATCACCAGGAGCATAAAAGTCATAACCCTCTGTGCCTGCTTGAGTCTCACCATAAATGTTCTCAAGGTTGTTAAGTGATAGCTGACCAGCGATGCCTATCAGGCCACCACCACCTGTGTTGAATGGCGTTCCCCAAGATGTCTCAACCATCGTCGGGTTTACCAAAGTTGAAAGGACGCCAAGTCCAGGAACCCCAAAGTCTGCAACTGTGTCGATTACTGTATTAACAGCTGTATTCGGGACATTGACATCGCCGACAAAGGGAACATTAATATTAGCATCACCTATTGTGTCTTGAACGAATGAAGTGACTGGGCCATATTGGGTTGTGTTCTGGGCAGATGTAAATGTCCCTGACGGACCAGTAACCGGAGGCAAGTTGTTAGGATCAGTCACTGGTAAATTTTGATCTGGAGGATTTTGATCTTCATCATCAGCCAAGCTGAATATGGTGTTGTAAGGTGCGAAGCTCGCAAACTGAACTCCACCTTTGCCGAAGATTGGAGCTCTTTGGCCAGAAAGGGATGCTCTGTATGCTGCTTCTGCTGCGGAGCCAGAACCTAAGACAGCACCGATTGAGCCATCATCACTTTGATCAGTTAGGCTTAAAAGTTGGGCTGTTGGGGTGACTCCTGGGATAGCCATCAGCGAACTCCTGACATCATTCTTTTCATTTCCATATCAGTCATAGCGCCAGAACCTACTTCGCGAGAGCGAGGCATCTGGGTCGCTGGTGTTTGTGGCATTGGCTGTTGCTGAGGCATTGCAGCCATGACAGCCTCCAAAGCACCCATATCTGCGTTGCTCATTGCTCCTTGACCAGCCATGCGTTCACGAATCTGCCTTGCTTTTTCTTGAATGTATTGCATCATGCCTGCTTCATCCATCGGCATAGGTGCGCCTGTTGGGGCTGCTGGCATTGGTGATGGTGGCATTTGGCCTGTGGGAGCTGTTGGCGGCATAGGCATGGTTGGCCTCGCCATTTGTGCCCCAGGAGGCATCATCCCTGCCTCAACTCCGCTGAATGCTCCAGGGTTGACTGGCCTCATTGCTGCGAGTTGGTTTGCCCCCATCATCAGAGCCATTTCAGTGTCAGACATTGCCATCACGATTCTCCATCATCATTTTTGCTGCAGTCTTTTCGCGCTCAAGTTGCAGATCTGCTTCAAGTTTTGCGACCTTTGCTTCGAGGTCTGCTTGAACTTTTGCCCTTTCAATTTCAAGATCCTGACGAGCCTTGGCCTGATCAATCGCTATGTCGGATTGTGCTTTGGCCTGATCAGCTTGGATCTCTGCTTGTGTTCGTTGCATGAGCGACTGCGCCTCAAGTTGCGCCAACTGCTGAGCATACTGCAGAGGATTCTGCTTGCCCTGCTGCATGCCCTGAAGTGCACGGATCGGTGCCATCTGAGGTGCTTGCTGAACGACTTGTGCAGCTCTCTGCGAGATAAGCATATCCAGCTCTGGGCTGATGTCGTCAAACTTAAACTTAGGATCGCGCAGATTCGGCAAGTTCGGCAATGGCACGCCAATGCTTGACTCCATGCGCTGACGATACAACAGCGCGATGTGTTCGGCGACGTGTGCAATCAAGATAGGTTGCATCGCTTTGGCTGCTGGGTTGCCTGCGAGCGATGGGTCTTGCATAAACTGAAGGTGAACAGCGATGTGCGCTTCATGGTCTTGTTCTGGGAAGGCTTTGATAGGCTTGCCATACATCACTGACATGTTCTCATCAATCGGGTCAGTGCGTGGTGCCTCGTCTGGCTTCTTCAGAATCTCATCAATGTTGGGGATGCGGATCGCCTCATACATACGCTTGTATGCTTCATACAGATCGTGTAGCTGGGGGGCTGATCTGGCCATCTCAAGGATGGCTTGTGCTTGGGCGATCCGCTGGGCTGTGCTGAAGATGTTCGGGTCTGATACGGGGATGATATCAATCCGCTCATTGAAGTCAGCAGCAAAAATAGTTTGGGTGGTTCCGCTGATAGCGAACTCAAATGACTCAGGCAAGTTCTCTGCATTCAATGCCGAAAGCATGCGGAACTCTTGGCCTTGTGAGTTGTGCAGGCGCTTGTGGATTGCGGAAAAGGCTTTGCTGCCTTGTTCAATCAGAGCCACTGTTGAGCCGACAGGTGCATTCGGGTTCACGTCGCCAACATTCATGTCAGCTGTAGATGCGAACCTTTGGCCAGACTCAACAATGAATCCCATAAGATTAAACAGCGTGCCAGATGGCTCTTTGAATGGGAGCGGCATGACAGCCTTGTTGACATCATCAACTGTTGCGTCTAGGTCAACGAACTCTCCAGGATTGACATCAATCTCGCCACCGCTGACTCTGCCTTTCAGCTTGAAGCCACCTTGCATGTTTGCGAAGGCTGCTGAGTCAAGCAATGCTCTCAATGCGCCTGTTGCTGCTTTGCCTAGGCCACCGATCATGTGGTAAAGGCCAAAGCCATAGAA